CGGATGGATATTTTCCTCCGCCAATTTGAAACGGCTGTAGGTGCGTGAGATAAAATGCCCGCCGTCCATTTCCTTCCAATGCTGGCGCTTGCCACATGTCACACACCGACACATACCGTGCTTATCAGCCGCCTTCAGCCTCACCAGCTTCTGGGTCAGCACCGCGCAGTCATCGACCAACTTCCCTATTGGCTTAGTCTTCGGCATTGGCAAGACCCTCCACCGCTTGGATGCGCTCACCTATCCACCTAACAACAGGTACAGCAAAGCTATTCCCCAGGGCCTTGTACCTTGGCCCATCGGGACACTTATCTGCTGGCTTGTTGCGGTACGGTATCTGCGTGAAGCAATCGGGAAATCCCTGTAGTCTTTCTGCCTCCGTTGGGGTCAAGCGTCTAACGCTTAACTCTTCTGCCACAAGGTCAGTAGCGTCCTTGTAGTCACGGGCCGCTAGGGTGCTGGACACTTCTCCGTTGCCGTATTGGCCGAGGCGTTGCTTGTCGAATGCCGCAATGCGCTCTCCAGCAGGGGTGGTAGCTTCTTTCCTCGCTTCTCTGCTCGGCGGAGGATTCCCTGACAGGCTTTCGCGCTCAAAAAGAACCGCCGCGGCACGTCGCCAGTCTCCAAGATATCCGACAACGAACACACGGCGGCGTCGCTGGGCCACTCCCCAATACTGAGCGTCACAGATTCTGTAGGCCCACCCATACCCGCATTCGACCAAGCCCCCGAGAAAGGCGCCAAAATCCCGTCCTCCGTTAGATGACAAGACGCCGGGGACGTTCTCCCAAACCACCCATTTGGGCCTTTTTCTCTGAGCCAATTTAAGATATTCGAGCGCCAGGTTACCGCGCTCATCTGCCATTCCTCCTCTAAGCCCTGCAACGCTAAAGGATTGACAGGGGGTGCCTCCGACAAGAAGGTCAATTGATCCATAATCATCCTCTCCGATAGTGGCGAAATCCCCGTGACATGGCACATCAGGGTAGTGATGGTCTAAAGCCTGACGCGGAAATTCCTCAATCTCACTGAAAAACGCCGGCTCCCAACCCATGTGGTGCCACGCCTGTGTCGCCGCCTCTATGCCGCTACAGACACTGCCGTATCTCATAGCTCACCCTCTAGGCCAGCGGGAGTCACCCCCGTGATCTCTGCCACCCTGGCCAACAGCACATCAATGGCCTCGCTCAATTCCTGCTTAGTGAGCTGTGTGGTTGATTGCTTGGTATACATCGCCTCAATGACAGGTCGCACCAGAAGCTCTTTGCAAGACTTCTCAGTCCAAGGAAGCTCCAAAGTGCTTTTCGTTTCAGTCAGGAAAGTTTTCACGTCATAGCCTGCGTCGTTCATATCCCTCGCCAGACGCCTCAGAAGCGCGTGTAAGGCCGCGTTTTGATCTAGGGTACGTGCGCCCTCCTGCTCCGATAAAAGCGTGTGACGGCCCTCTGAGAGCCTCTGAAGGATATGTTGGTGTAAAGCGTCAGCTTTTGCCTTGTTGTCGATGTACCAGCCGACACCGGAAGTCATCCCGTGACCCCTGGCACCCGCCGCCGCTCTGGCAGACAATTTGCGCCCATTTCGATTTCTTTGTGGAGCCTCCCGTTATCCAGGAAAAGCTGAATTTTCCAGTGACTCGGAGCAAACCGCTGTTTTTCAAACTTCAATTCAATGTCGCCCTGGGCGTCCAGCGTCTTGTTCTGATCCGGTGAAAGATTGGCGCCAGACTCACGTAGCAGTGCCAGATTCTGACGTTCCTCATTCGCCCACAGCAGTAGGACATTTTCCGAAAGGTTAGTGATCGCCCCAGCACCTAGCACCCTGTCTTTGGTTGGCTTGCTGTTGGCCTGATCAGCCTGAGATTTGCGGATGTGATGAACGATCAAAATGTGCATTCCGGTCTGCTGAGCCACAGCGTGTAATTGACTAATGAATCTCCGCTCATCATCGATATTGCTGGACATGTGGACGCATTGCAGATTGTCCAGGACCAACAGCTCAACACCCATTTTTGCCGCCATCCAACAGCCGCCCAGCACCCGCTCCGTCGTTATTTCGGCGGGGTTCTCAAACGTGTACAGGTATTCAGCGCAATCCAAGGCGAACTCTTCGTAATCCGCCAGAGTGATTTGATCTTTGCCGCACCATTGCTTCGCCATCAGCTCCGCAACATCGATAGATTGCATCTCAAGCGACATCAGCAAAACCTTATGCCGTGCCGCCGCATTGACCATGATCTGGCTCGCCACGGTGCTTTTGCCGGAACCATTCTCGCCGGCCAACACTGTGACCTGTCCTTTGCCCAGCCGGAATTTATCGTGAGTCACTTGCCAGGGTAGTTTGATCCCATGCGGCCCTGGCCCCTCCGCAATTCGCTTTTCAATCTCACCCGTTAAATCAGAGGCTTCTAGGAATTTTGCGGCGCCCTCTGCCTCGGCAATCTTCGCGTTATGGTCTGCCACCGTAAAAGTTGGAAATGGTTTTATGGCCGGCATGGCTTCACCTCCAACACGTTACGATCAGCGTCTGGCTGGGAAGATAGCGTTTCGTCCTCCCAACGCCTGTTGTGCAACCACTTTCTGGCCTGGGGCGCAAAATCATCTTCGCCCCGCAATTGTTTTCTTCGCCACTCCTGGAATTTATTCGACGCTACCCGCTCAAATGCTAACCGTTGATCTTCCGCACTGAGCTTTGCCCAAACTTTAAGCGCACCCGCCTTGTCATCCTTGCGGTTGTACAGGTTCCAAAAATCACTAAAAGGGTAATCGTCCGATTTATCGGACAAGTGTTTTAATAGTCTAGTCTTGTCTAGTCTAGTCTTGCATGACTCAGTCATGACCCCATCATGACTATCGCTTGACTCCAGTGTTTTAGCGGCCTCCGGCGTTTTAGTGCCATCTGCATTTGACTCAAGCGTTTTAGTATTTTTTGACTCAAGCGTTTTAGTATTTTTTGACTCAAACGTTTTAGTTTCATTTGACTCAAGCGTTTTAGCGATGAGTTTCCGCATGTCTGGATTGCTGGTCATTGATTGGTCCAGACGCTTCGCTAACTTGAGGCACGTAATGCGCCCGCCAGTGTTCTCAAACAGCTCCAGATCCACCATTGACGCCATCATTTTGTTGACTTTTTCAACGCTGATTCCGGTGTCATGGCTAATAATTTCGGCATCGTGCTCTAACTCAAAAGTGTATTTTGTGCCGCTCAATTCCTTCACGATGATTTCCAGGCAATACCAATAAAGACCGTAGCCCTCCATTCCCCACTGCATTTTTAGCCGTTTTAGTTTGGCGTCCATATTTGCCGTTGAATCATGCTTGAACCACTTCACAATAGGCGCCTCCAGCCAGTGACCCTAAACAGCCACATCCGCAAGGACCCAGGTCCCCTATTCACGGCTTCCCTCTCTTCCTGGCACGTCGGCGCCAGTGCCAATTCCAACCATTCCCTGTCATTCATTGTGAAACTCCCATCCTAGGTATTCCTCTCCAGTGCCGGCATTCCAGTAATCCCAGGCATCTTCCTTGCCTTGCTCTACATGGCGCATAGCTATGGAGCCGAATCGCATTTCGATTTCTCTATCAAGCCGCTGACCGCGATCACCCTCCAGGCGTGATTTACCAAACACAACAACGCCGGCAAATGATTTGGGGCGCAACTTGGAGAGCGCCCACAACGTCGCCCAGCCCTCGGTGCAATGCGTGTAAGTGGCGCCCTCTGGGTAGCCCAGAATTAACTGCCCTTTCGACCCGAAACTTTGCTTAACCCCGTCCGAATTGATGCACTCAACACCAACCAACGCGCCCTCCCAGGAGCGCATTGGAATAACGATGCAATCAGCGTCTTTGCCAACCAGACTGCCGCTAACGCGACCGCGGCGAGCGCCGAAATCGCGAGTGATTTTTTTAGTCTTGGCGTAAGGATGAAATGCCACACAACCAGTGCTGGCGGCATCCCATAATTGCTTGGCGTAATCGCTTGTTGACGTGCGTTCATACCCGTCATCAGGGAAAAGATCGCCCCATCTCAGGCCCACCGTGTCGAGGATGTCTTTGGTGCGACAACCAGCAAAACAGTGCATTCTTATGAGCCCGTTTTCCTCCGCAATTGCAAGGCTTGGCTCTCTGTCATCGTGAGCGGGACAACATGCCACCCACGCCCTCTCGCCCGCTGGCTTTACCTTGTCTAGCCTGCTCAACACGTTATCAATCATTGTCTTGCCCCTTTGCGGCAGGGGCATTGCCATAAGCGCGGGACACAAAAACATCAGGCCGGAGCTGTTCGCACGTTATCCGGCCCTGGGTCAGAGCCTCGATTTTCCAACAGTAATGAGCCGGCACCCCTCTGGCTTCCGTTGACCATTGGCTCACCTGAGAATCGTGAATGCCCAGCGCCTGCGCCATTTTTGTTGTACTGCCAACGATTTCACAGGCGGCTCGGATCGCCTTGGTTTGGGGTTTGGTGGTCTTGCGTAACGGTCTTGGCATGATCTTATCGTCCTTAAAAATGTCATT